GTGAGCTGGAACGCTGGGGCCGGCCGGCCCAACTGGTTCCGCTGCTGGGCGTGCCGCCGAGGCAAGGTGCGCGGCGCGGACGAGCTGGGCGTGCGGCTCACCGGCCGCGTGCGATCGCGCCGCCGCACGACCCTGCGCCACGGCGCGATCGTGCGCGAGTACGAGTGTCGGCGCTGCGGGCATGTGGGCTGGTCGGCGCACCAGGACCTGGCTATCCTGCCTGCGGCCCTGACGATCGAGTGATGAGCTGCGGGGGCGTCGCACGCGCCCCCGTTTCCCTACCGCCCTCGGGTTTCCCTACTCCCGCTGCCACCGCTGGGCCGCGGGTGAGCCCCGCAGCACCGCGAGCGCGGGGTACTGGCCCCGCACGTCGTTGAGCACTTCCCCGCGGACGTGCTCGGGTTGCGTCACGCGAAGCGCCACCAGCTCCTCGCCCCACCGTCGCAGCGCCGCGCTCACGTCGGGGTGCTCGTTCATGTCGACGCCGCGCGCGTTCAGCTCGACGACGACGTTGCCCCACGCGCGCCATTCTAGCTCCATCAGGTCCAGCTCCTGCAGGATTCCCTGCGCTACCTGTTCTGGGCTCATCGTCAGCCCCCCCTCGCGGTGCGGACCACCGAGGCCCGCGTCACCGCGTAGTCGTAGATGGCGCCCCACCCGACCGAGACTTCGCCCGAGCGCCAGGTGCCTTTCGGGCGCAGCGTGACGGTTTCCTCCCGCACCGTCACCACCAGCGGGCCGCGGCGCGTCGGCGCCTCGCGGGTCATCGTCCTGAACGGTCTCATCGCTTCCTCCTGTGGGTGTGTGCAACACCCCAATATAGCTCGGGGGTCCCGGTGATTTTGTGATATCACTTGATATCACACCACGGCGCGGGCACTCCCGGCCGATCTTCGGGGGGGCTTGACAGACATCCCGGCCCGCGCCTACGTGGCCTGACGTGACCGTTTCCGCCCGATCGCCCAGTGTTGGCGGGCCCGAAAAGTCGGCCCCGGTCGATCTCGTTCGACTCATCAACCCGCTGCCGCGGCAGGGTGCGTTCATGCTCGCGGCCCACCGCTTTCGCTACCTGCTCTACGGCGGCTCGCGCGGCCCCGGCAAGAGCTACATCCTGCGCTGGGGCCTGGTGTGGCGCCTGGTCGACTGGTTCCGCCGGCTCGGGCTCCGCGGGGTTCGGGTCGGCCTCTTCTGCGAGGACTACCCGACGCTCCGCGATCGCCAGATCAGCAAGATCAAGGACGAGTTCCCGCTCTGGCTGGGCGAGCTGAAGAGCACGTCGGCCGACGGGCTGGGCTTCCACCTCTGGCCGGAGTACGGCTCGGGAATCGTCCTGCTGCGCAACCTGGACGAGCCCGCGCGTTACGTGGGCGCTGAGTTTGCCGGTATCGCCGTCGACGAGCTGACCCGCAACCCGATTGAGACCTTCAACATCCTGCGCGGCTCGCTGCGGTGGCCCGACCTCGCCGAGACCTTCTTCTGGGCGGCGACGATGCCGACCGGGATCGGGCTGGCCTGGGTGCGCGCGCTCTGGATCGAGCGCAAGTTCCCGCCTGAGATGCAGGCCCTCGCGCCGCAGTTCGGCTTCGTCAAGGCGTACCCACAGGACAACTCGCACCTCACGCAAGCTTATTGGGACGACCTGCACTCCCAGCCCCCGCACATTCAACGCGCCTGGATCGAGGGGGACTGGTACGTGCCGGTGGGGATCATGTTCGACGAGCTGGACCCACAGCTCCATCAGGGCGCGGCGGGGCCGCCACCCCGCGGCTGGAGCCTGGAGATCGCGGCCGACTGGGGCTACGATCACTTCGCGACCGCCGGCTGGTTCGCGACCGACGACGGCCAGCGCCACGGCGTGCCGCACTCGGTGATGTACCGCGAGCACGTCGTGCGCCAGACACACCCCGCGCTCTTTGCCTCACAGGTGGTCTCGCTCTCGGAGGGCGAGGACATCCGCAAGTTCACGCTCGACTCGGCCGCGTGGGCCCGCGGCCAGGATGGCGGCGTCTCGCCAGCTGAGCAGATGCAGCCCACCCTGGAGGCCGCGGGGATCACCTTGATCCCCTCGGTCAAGGGCAAGGGCTCACGGGCGCACGGCGCCCAGCTCCTGCACACCTATCTCTACCACGGCTGGCCGGGTGGCCCACTGCTCACGTTCTCGAAGGCGTGCGGTGAGACCTGGAAGCAGCTCACGAGCTTGATCCGCGCCGAGCCGCCGCAGGACACCGAGGACATCGCCAAGGGCCAGGTCGACGACTGCTACGCGATGCTGCGCTACTTCCTCCAGGGCCGGCCCGAGCCCGCGCTCGGGATCACGAGTGCGGTCACCGAGGTCGAACGCGCGGACGCGCGGCCGCCGGTCGGCGAGCTGCTCGTACGCGCCTACCAGAAGCGCCTGCTCGCGGTGCGCGACGTGCCGCGGAAGGCCAAGAAACGGAGTGGTCCCCCGTGGCAGAAACGCTAGCCGGGCTCTTCGCCGGCCTCTCGCTTGGGCTGGCCGTGTTGTCGCTCGTGCTGTGGCGGATGCTGCGGCGGACGGGGATCGTGCCGGCCGCCCCGCGACCGCGGTCCGCGCTGCCGGTGACGTCGGGCGCCGGGGCGCCCGCCCCCGACGCCGGCTACACGCCGGCCGAACGCGGCCGGCTTCGCACGCAGCTTATAACGCGGCTCCAGTCGGAGCGGCCCGACCTCTCGACCGAGGCTCGGACGGCCGCGGCGGATGAGATTCTCGCGAAGGGACTGGCGACGCTGGCGCGCCTGTAGTAGCTTCGCACAACCTCACTTGGGCCACGGGATGACCGACGCCGCGATCCTCGCGCTGCTGTCGATCGGCGTGACTCTGCTCGCCTTCGTCTTTCGCGGTCAACTCCGGCTGACAGCTCGCTTCGCGTCCCTGGAAGGGCGGGTCGAGAAGGTCCACGTCGCGCTCGTCGGCTACGATGGGGCAGGGGGGATCATGGCCGACTTGTCGAACGTCAAGGTCGAGGTGACCGACCTGGAGGGCAACGTGCAGCAGCTCGCGGGCGACATCCGACTCCTGCGACTGCGGGTAGAGGGGACTAGTGCTAGCGACGCTTAAGCGGTGGTTCGCCCGGAAGCTCGCGCCTCGGGGGCCCGAGGTCGGGGACGCCGTGCGCTTCGAGGGCAAGGCCTACGTCGTGGCGATCGTCGACGGCGGCCGGGGGCGCACCACGTTCCACCGCCCGATCGACGAGCACGCGCGCGGGTGGGTGAGCTGCGCCACAGCCGAGCTGGTCTGGGTCCAGGCGCGTGCCGCGTGGGTCCTGCCGGGGCGGGAAGGCTGAGCGCCGCGTGGCGAACATCGTTTACAACCGTGCGAAGAAGGAGATCATGGACGGCACCATTGATCTCCTCACCGACACGGTGCGGGCGATGTTGGTCACGTCGGTCTACGTCGCAAACCCCGACGACGACTTTGTGGACGCCGGGGGCGTGGCCGATCCGATCGACGCGGAAATCTCCGTCGTGGGCTACGTGCCCGGCTTCGGTGGCGCCGGCCGCCGGACGCTCGCGTCCAAGACGATCGTCGAGGACGATGCGAACAACCGCGCGGAGTTCTCGTGCGCCGCGCTGCTGTGGAGCGCGCTCGGGGCTGGGGCCACGATCGCGGCCTTGATCTTCTTCAAGAACGGCACCGTTGACGACACGACCTCGAAGCTGATCGGCTACGTAGACCAACCCACCGGGGCCTCGGGCTTCCCGATTACGACCAACGGCTCGGACGTGACGATCACGCCGAACGCCGAAGGCCTGCTGCAAGGAGTCTGACGATGCCGACACTCTACGAACGCCTGCTCGGGATCAGCACGAACGATGCCATCGGGTCGAGGAAGATCGAGCTGCATCCCTTCTGCGGGCTGCTGGACGAGCTGCAGGCGGCCCGCGTGACGTCCCAGGAGATCAAGGACGCCTACCAGATGACCGCGCCCCAAGGGGGCGAGTTGAACGCGCTCGTGGGCCGGATGACGCCGCCCGTGAACGCGATCACCGTCCAGTTCATCCGCACCTCGCTCCTGCTCGGGGAACCGAACCCCGCGCCCGGCGCGGGCGTGAACGTGGCCTCCTACCACTCGGCGGCGAAGATGCAGCAACTCTTCGGGACCTGACGTGTGGAGCCTGCTCGTGGCGCTTGAGTTCGCCGTCCGCACCCTCCAGGCGCTGTCGGCCGATCCGGTCGGCACGACCTACACCATCTCGGGTCTGCCGTTTGCACCGAAGGCGATCATCGCCATCTCCACCAACGAGAACACGGCCGTCGACTCGCTCGGGGCCGGCACCTACCGGGTGTGCGTGGGGTTCGCGACCTCGACCACCAATCGCCGCGCGATCGCGATCTCCGGCTCCGATGCGGCCGGTACGAGCGCCAACGATCAAGGCCGGCGCGAGGACGCGGTGCTCTTCGGTGTCGATTCCGCGAGCGCGTTCCTGAAGGTCATCGACATCGACGCCTTCCTGTCGGACGGCGTGCGCCTGATCGTCGACGTCACGGGCTCGGGCAACCATGCAATCGTCGTCATTCTGCTGGGGGGCGATGACATCCTCCAAGTCACGACGGGCGACTTCACGGAGCCCGCGGCCGCCGGCAACTTCGACGTGACAACGGTGGGCTTCGAGCCCTCGATCGTGTTCTTCATGGGCGGCCGTGCGACGGTCGATGGCCAGACCACCTGGACCCATGCCCAGCTCTCTTTCGGCGTCGGCATGAACGAGCGCGGCGGGAAGCCGGGCGACCAGTCGGGCTGTTGGCATGTGGATGGCCGGGCCGAAGACGCGGTCGGGACGACCAACTGCGCAGGCGCCGCGGACTCGGCCAACGTGCTCCAGGTCTTGCAGCCCACGTCTGACGTGCGCGAGTACGCGCTGGAGTGGATTCAGTCGCTCGCCAACGGCTTCCGCCTGAACCAGCGGGCGGCGTCGGCGGGCGGGAAGTTCGTCGACTTCTTGGCCATCCGGGGCGGTGGCTGGAAGGTTGGGCGCGGGACGACCAAGACCACGGCCACCGCCTTCTCGCTCGCGCAGCTCGGCTTCATCCCGAAGGGCCTGATCGTGGCCTCGGTCGGCGAGGCCGAGGACGCGCCGGCTGCGGTCCATGCCCATCTGCGGATGTCCTTCGGCGCCGCGGAATCGCCGACCTCGCGGCACGCCAAAGCGGTGTTCGACCGCGACGCGCAGGCGACGAGCCAGACCTCGCGGGGCTCGGAGTTCGACGAGTGCTACTTCCGCATCTCGGACACCGACACGATCGACGCGCTGATGGACGAGACCGCCGAGAACGCGGACGGCTCGATCGACCTCGTGATGGACGACGTCGAGACGGCCGAGCGGTTCTTCGGCTTCGTCGCCTGCGGCGACACGCCGCCCGTGCCCCAGCACATCCTGCAGCCCGCCTTGCTCATGCCTCTCTACCGGAGCGGTTGACCAATGCCCCACCTGCGCGTCATCGTCCGGGACCAGACCCAGCGCGTCGCGATCGAGTCCGATGGCGCCGCGGTGATCCGGTGCCCGAGCTGCCACACCAACGCCCGCGGCCGCTTCCAGCGCCAGCAGGACGGGCCCGGCTACGAGGGCCGCCTCGCGTGCGAGTGCGGCTGGTCGGCCGTGTTCTCGGGCCTGACGGTCGAGGAGGAGTAGCCCCATGCCGCGCATCTACACGGTCTACATGTCGAACGTGAACATCACGCCGGCCAACGGCGTGCGGACGCTGGCCGAGTTCACGGCGCCCGGCACCAAGACGTGCGAGCTGCTCGCCGCGCTCGTGACCCAGCTCAACTCCGAGGTCTCAACCCAGGAGGTCCTGGAGATCGTGCGGAAGAGCGCCGCCGGCACGGGCACTGCCTTCACCGCGGTCGACTACGAGACGGGCAACACGTTCGGCGGCTCGGCGCGGACCAACATGACAGTCGAGGGCACGATCTCCGCGCTCCTCACGCCCTTCATGGGCTGGAACATCCTGAACGGGTTCCTGTGGGTGCCCAAGACCGAGAAGGACCGCATCTTCGTGCCGGGCGCCGGCATCGTCGGCATCCGGGTCGCGCAGGCTCTGGAGGTCGCGCTCGACCTGTCGGCTGAGCTGGTGCTCGCGGAGATGGGATGAGGCTCTCTCCAGTTGGCCGCCGGCTGCCCCGCGCAGTGCCGTGGTGGAAGCTCGCGACGTTCGTCGCGGCGCTCGTGCCGCAGGTCACCGCGGTCACGCTCGACCCCGCAGTGCTCACGTTCACGATCCCGAACCCGACCGTCACGCTGGGCGGGCTGGCGATCACGCTCGACCCCGCGGTGCTGACCTTCGTGATCCCCAACCCGACCGTGACGGCCGCTGTGGCCGACACGCAACCCACCCGCCGCCGCTGGGCGCGCATGACCCAGCGGAACCGAGGCTAACGCACATGGGCTACGATCTCTCCTCGCTGCAGACGGTGTCACCCAATCCGCCGACCCAGGACGCCTACAGCGACGTGCCGTTCGGTGGGCCCGAGGGCGACCAGGAAGTGCTTATCATGCCGACGTCGGGCACGCTCTCGGCTAACTGGAAGAACACGCATGGCGCGAACGCGATCGCGAGCCGCGTGCTCGGGACCAACGACTCGCGCGCGCTTCAGCCCAGCCAGACGCTGCCGGCCGACGCCGACTGGGATGTGGTCGTGGCTGAGGCGGTGATCGCGGCCGGCGCGATGCGCCACGTCACGATCAACCCGACTGTCTACGTAGCCTACAAGTTCCAGCACAAGGCCAACGTCGCGGCGGCGCAGGGCAGCTCCTTCATCACTGCGGCGAACAAGCGCATCTGATCCTGTGGCGCTGCCCGTCTATGCGGCCGGCACCCTGCGCTTCCTCGCCTCCGATGTCGTGGGGACGACGCGCGTGTTTTCCACGCCGTTCGCGCCCAAGGCGTTCGTCGTCCACGCCCAGGGCCTGCCAGACCTGGGCCAAGTCTCGACCACGATCAACTGGCGACCGTCGATCGGCGTCGCCTCCAGCCCGAGCAAGCGCCACGTCTCGGCCGGCATGTCGCAGGATGCGTTCGCGAGCAGTTCGTGCTGGACCCGTCAGGCGGCCGACTTCGTGGCCGCGACGGTGCCGGTCGGCGGCGCGAGCTTCAACGGTGCGATCGACCTGGACGCCATGCTCTCCAGCGGTGGCCGCTTCATCGTGGATGTCCAGCTCCCGGTCGATTTCCTGCTCTCGATCCTGGCGATCGGCGGGGATGAGGTTGAGGCCGACGTTCACACGCACACCTTCGGCGCCAGCGGCTCGGACACGAGCGCCCCGTTCGCGCCCGACGCCGCGATCCTGGTCGGCTTCGCGGGCCCGACCGCGCTGCCCTTCGGCGGGTCGAGCTTCCTCCAGAGCTTCGGCGTGGGCATCCGGGACCGGGGCGGGATCATCACGCAGGGCTCGCTTGCCAACCTCTCGGCCGACAGCCTGGCCACGATGGACACGGGCCACTACGTGCAGCTCCTGGATTTCTGGAGCCGGCTCCAGGGTGGGCCGATCGCCGTGAATGGCCGCCACCGCCTCGACAGCTTCCTCGCTAACGGCTTCAGCTACACGGGCCGCGAGGTGCCGTTTGCCCAGATCGTCGGGGTGCTCGTGCTAAAGGGCGTGCGCGGGAAGGTTGTCGGGGTCAAGACCAAGACGGTGACTGGCGTCGCGATCCCCGTGTCGGCGGGCCTGCCGGGCGGTGCGGCGGTCGTGTTCGGCGGCCGCGTTAACTTCGAGGCCGACGACGTAGCCGGCGACAACGCGGGCTATAGCCTCGGCTTCGCGACGGCTGCCGGCCAGCAGATCGCGCAGGGCGCACTCGACGAGGACGCGGTCGCCGACTCGGCAATCACCCTAGCTGCGCTTACGGCGGATGAGGGGTGCTACGTGCAGGTCGATCCCGGTGCCGTTGGCGCCAAGGCGAAAGCGAGCCGCTGGACGCCGGATGGTCTGGAGCTGGAGATGACACAGGCCGACGGCGCAGAGACGGACGTCGCGGTCCTGGTGCTCGAAGGGGAGGCTCCCACGAGCCAGCCGGCACGCTGGCGCTACGCGCGGATGGAGGCTCGCTAATGCCCCACCGAGGCGGCTATGGCCCGTCCGGCTACGCAGCCCCGCCCCTCGACGCGGACCCTGCGGAGATCGTCCGCTGGGTCAAGATCAGCTCGTGGGAGGACTGGCTCCCGGCCTACCGCCCGTGGTGGCGGCAGATCGAGGAGAACGTGCGGATGCTCTCCGGCCGGCACTGGGACGTCTTCATCGACTCGCTCGGCGACTTCGTCGACCTGTCCTCGTGGTTCGCATCGGGCGACGATCGCTGGCGCCGCTACCCCGTGTTCAACTGGGTGGCGCACTACTACAAGCTCACGCTCTCGAAGCTCACGGAGAACGTGCCGGCGATGGGTTATGTACCGGGCTCGCCCGACGAGCTGGACGCGCGGCTCGCCCAGATCATGGAGCCCGTCTGGAAAAGCACCTGGAACCGGATCGGGATGCCGGAGCTGATGTACCAGCTCTACGGCTGGGTGATCGGCGCCGCGCGCGGGATTCCGATGTGGCGCTGGAACCCGGACCTGGGCCCCGCCGAAGAGTTCACCGGGCCCGCGGTGATCCGGCTCCTGGGCCCCGACGGCGTGCAGATTCGCGAGATCAGCGACGCGCCCTACGTGGCGTTCCCCGACATGAGCGTCTACCCACACATCCTGAACACGATGGCGTCGGACGCCTACGGCGCCCCGCTCGTCGACCCCGAGTCCGGGGAACCGATCTTCGAGGCCGACGAAGCGGCCGAGGGCGGCCTGCGGATGGGGCCCGCGAACCGCCACCGCTTGGGCGACATCGAGGCGTCGGTCATCTCGCCCGTCTCGCTCATCACGCCCTACGGCCCCGAGCCCTTCAGCCGCAAGCCCTGGTACTGCCACATGTACCTGGAGCACGTCGACGAGATCGCCCGGCGCTTCGACGTCGACGTGGAGCCTGAGTCGCTCACGAGCGAGGACCTCCTCCAGCTCCGGCTGGAGTACGGGTCGAACTACGGGATTCCGAGCTTCGGCTTCGCGGGGAGCGGGGGCCCGTCGCAGGCCAGCCCCCGCGCGCTCGAAGGCATGGCGCGGGTCTACGAGAAGTGGTGCCGCGACGTGCCCGGCCACCCGTCGCTCGGAGAGGGCCGGGTCACCGCCGTCTGTCGGGACCAGGTGCTGCTCGACGACCGGAACCCCTACTGGACCGAGACGCACAAGCAGGTCGTGATGCCGTTTGAGGCGTTCGACCTGATCCGCTACCCGTTCCGCCAGGAGGGGACGAGCGACCTGGAGATTCTCAACCCCCTGAACCGCGCGATCGACCGGAGGATGGGCGGGCTGATGGACGCGGTCGACTACAACGAGCAGCCGCTCACGATCTTCAACCGCGCCGCGGGGATCGAAGAGGACCCGAGCGAGCTGAACCGGCCGGGTGCGACGACCGAGGCGTACTTCAGCCAAGGGCCGCCGGTCATGCGGCTGCCACCGGCCGAGCTACCGCGCAGCTCGCAGGAGCTGGCGAAGATTCTCCAGGACTGGATGCAGCTCCTGGGCTCGCAGCCGTTCGGCTCCGAGGGCCTGCCGGTCACAAGCGACGCCTCGGGCGAGCTGCAGCGCGAGGTCCGCTTCGACACTGACCGCGTCTGGGGCGCCACGCTCCGGCTCCACAGCTACGCCTGGGCGCGCGCGGCCGAGAAGATCATGGGCATCTACGCCGCGTGCATGTCGGACGACCGCATCTTCACACTCGCCGGCACCGACTCGGGCTGGGACTTCCTCGCGGTGAAGGCACAGATGTTCCAGGGCACGGTCCACGCCTTCCCGATGCCCGAGAGCGCGGTACTGGAGAGCCGGCAGGAGAAGCAGAACCGGCTGCTCGGGCTCCACCGCGCCGGGCTCATCCCGCCCGAGAAGGTGGTCGAGCTGCTCGGCTACCCGGACCTGACGCGCGCGATCCGGCCGGGCGGCCCGGCCTACGGGATGGCTGAGCGCGAGAACCTGGAGATCGCGCTGGGCATCCTGCCCCCGGTCTTGCCCGAGCACGACCACCAGATACATATTCTCCTCCATCGGCGTCGGATGCAGTCCGTCGAGTTCCGTGACGCGGACCCTGGGGTCCAGCAGCGTCTGCGGATTCACGTGCGGATGCACGAGATGGCGATGACCGCGCAGCAACTCCCGCAGCTCCTGGCAGCGGCCCAACAGGCCACGGCTGCTGGACAGCCCGGCGAGGCGCCGCGTGGACCCGGTGGCGGTGCGCCCTTCGCAGGGGCGCCCGAGCCGCGGGGGCCACAGCGTCCGTCTCGCGCCCCGCGAGCCCCACCCCAAGCCGTTGTGGCACCGACCGGGCCGACCCCGGCCGGTACTCCCTGACTCCCGCGGCCGACCCGCGGGGATAGGAGCCGGACATGGAACGCGCAGAACGTACTGGGCTACTCACGGAGTTTGGCCGTGGCGTGATCTACGGCCTGATCTTCCGCAAGCCCACGTCAGGACTCACCGCCACGTTCGAGGGCGGCTACGCCCGAGTGGGCGTCGCCAACTCGACCACCCCGGCCGAGAAGCGTGTGGCCGCGGGCACGATCGTCATCACGGCGTCGAAGGACGCCTATCTGTACCTGGACTCGACGGGCACGGTGGCCAAGACCGAGGTCGCTCTGGGTGCGGCCAAGCCGTCGCAGGCCGACATCGGGGTCAACTCCGAGTTCCTCGCGAAGCTCGTCACCGATGCGACCGACATCACGAGCGTCACCGACCTGCGGAACACACAGGCCGGCCACGGCCGGATCACGACCCTCGAAGTGCCGGTCTCCTTCGAGACGGGCGAGCAGGCCGACAACCCGACTCGCATCGGCTACAACGCGCGGGTGCTCGCGATCCTCGCGTCGGTCACCAAGGCGCTGGCCGGCGTCGACGTGGGTACGGTCACGGCGTCGATCGGCGAGAACGACGTCTACACCGCGGTCACCAACGGCGTCATCAGCCTGGCGCTCTCCTCCGCGCTCAACGCGCGCGCCGAGGCGATCCCGAGCGCGCTCCATCACATCCGCGCGGGCAACTCCCTCAAGCTGATCTCGGCCAAGACGACCGCGGGCGGCAAGGCGCTCGTGACCGTCGTGCTGGAGACCCAGCGGTAACCCTGGAGGTCACCCGATGAGTGGTCCGCTGCCCCCCGACGACGTAGCCCCGGACGAGCTGGACGCTCAGGCGGATGCACTCCGCACGCGGCTGGCTGAGTTCCGCGGCGATCCCGCGCCCGCCGGCCGGACGGCCGTTCGAGCGGGCGAATCGGGCGTCGGTGAAGGCGAAGGCGAGGAGGACGACCTGCCGCCGGACGACGAAGTGCCGCCCGGTGAAGGGGAAGGCGAGGGCGAGGCCGAGCGCGTGCCCGGCGCCCGAACGGGCGAAGCCGCGCGCGCGCCGGCCCCCGGCGCTGTCGAGGGCGAAGGCGAGGGCGAAGCCGTCCCGCCCAAGCTCTTCAGCGTCGAGATTCCCGGTCTGGAGCTGACGGGCGAAGAGACGCGGCTCGTCATCGACGACCTGCCGCAGGAGTATCACGACCGCATCCGCCAGCACGTGCGGCGCTCGGAGATGGTCCCGGCGCTGGAGCGTGAGCTGGAGGGCGCGCGCACCGCGCAGGCGGTCGCCGACTTCTACGAAGGCCAGCCCCTGCAGGCCATGCACCTGGTGGCCCGCGAGATGCCCGACGTGGCCGAGCAGTTCGTCCGCTCGTGGATGCGACTCAATCACGATGCGGTGCCGGCGATGATCGAGGAAATCGGGCTGGACGGTGACCCCCGCGCGCTCAAGGCCGAACGCGATCTGGCCGCGCGCGAACAGGACGATGCCGTCAAGGAGGGCCAGCGGTTCACACGCGCGCAGGCGCAGGCCCGCGCCTACGCGGGTGAGGTGGAGCGTCATGTCCACGGGGTGATCGGCGAGCTAGGTCTCGCCGGCCCGGACGCCGACGACTTCTACCACCTCGCCGAGCGGCGGATCAAGGACGCCGCGGGCGCGCGCCAACGGCGATACGGCGACCCGTGGTTGCCGATCGCGCAGGTCACGCAAATCCTGGAGAGCCTGGTCAAACGCTACCTGCCGCCTGCCGCGCCCCAGAAGGGGCGAGCCGGCGCCGCGGCCGGAGAGAAGCCAGCCTCCGTGATGATGGAAGAGAAGCTCCGGCGCGCCGATAAGATGCGCCGGGCCCTGGCCGGCAGTGGGGCGCTGCACGTCAAGCCTGGCACGATGGGCAAGTTCAAGAAGGGCCAGACGCTCGACGAGCGGCTGAAGCTGCTCCGCTCCGGCTCGCTCTAACCGGAGGTTTCTCCCGTGGCGACGTTCGACACCGTAGCCGCGGACGCGATGCTCAAGGTGGTGACCGACGGGGCGCTGTTCGATTCCGTCGTCACGCACTCGCGGGTGATCGACCTGTTCGAGGAAAACTCGAACGTGGTCGAGGGCCCACACGGGCGTTACGTCGAGCTGGCTCACATGTTCGGCTACAACGAGGCGGTGGGGGCGCGGTCGGAAAACGCCTTCCTGCCGGTGCCGGGCATCCCGACGTTCCAAAACGGTCGGGTGAAGCTGAAGAAAACCCTCGCGGTCGCGCAGATGACGCAGACCGTGATGAAGCAGGCGATGGCCGGCAAGGCCGCGTTCGCCGACTGGGCGGACGTCGAGCTGCGCCGGACGGAGCGGGCGCTCCGCGACAACCTGGATCGCCAGGCGATCGGCTTCGGCTCGGGTGCGGTGTGCCGGATCGACGGCGCGCCGACCACCGTGCTCATCCCGATCGACGCCCCCTACGGCCTGGCGAACGACACGAAGGGCTGGCTGCCCGGTCTCCGGCGCGGTCAGACGATCGTGTCGGGGCCCACGATTGACGGCCTGAACCTGCGGGCGAACGGGCAGTCCGCGACGATCATCTCGGTCGACAAGGACGCGAACGGTGGCGGCGGCCAGCTCACGGTCGACGCCGTGCCCTCGGGCTGGGTCAACAACGACTTCCTCTTCTTCGGGGACGATCTCGGTAACTCGGCCGCGGAGAACGGGGTCGATGTCGAGATGCAGGGCCTGGAGGGGATGATCGACGACGGCGGGGTGCTGGTCGTGTTCCAGAACATCAACCGCGACAGCTTCCCGGAGTGGGAGGCGCAGCAGATCGACGCCTCGGCGGCGCCCTACTCGGCGCTGGCCAAGGACACGCTGTTCATGCAGATGAACGACGACGCCGTCGAGCAGGGCGGCTCGGACGGGCTCACGCACTTCCTGGTGACCCGTGCCGTGTTCCGCAACGTCTACGTGCAGCTCAAGGGCGACGGTGGATTCGGCGCCACGCAGCAGCGTGCGGGGATGGAGGCGGCGACCAAGGGCATCCGGGTCTGGATCGGCGATCAGCAGGTCGAGATTCGGGCGATGCCCAAGCTCTTCCCCGGCCGTGTGTTCGGGCTCGATCGCTCGACCCTGCGGCGCTACCACCTGGAGGGCTTCGAGTGGGACGACACGACGGGCGCGATCTTCAAGCAGGTGGCCGTCGGGTCGGGCATCAAGGACGCCTTCTACGCCTACGGGCGCGTGGTGATGGAGCTGGGCAACACCGATCCGCAGAAGAACGCGAAGTCGACGGGGCTCAGCGAGACGCAGGCGTAAGGGTGACTACCGCGGGGGCCGAGGGATAGGCGTAAGTGCCGGGGCGCAAGCCCGCCAGGCTGCCGAAGCCGGAGGCCCCGATCGCGGCAGAGAAGGGAGTAGGCCACGCAGGTTGAGGAATGGCTGAAAAGCTGGGGCGGGGCCCCGCCCCAGTTCTCCCGGTAGCCCCCTCGTTCCTGGAGGCAGCGGTGAAGGAGCTACTGAGATGGCTGGGTGGGGTCGGCGCCGGAGCGGCCTACGCGCTGTCGGACTATCTCAACAACGCGGCGGCTGGCGCTGGCGGCGGCATGGACCTGGAGACGTTGCTCAAGGCCGCGATCTTGGCGGCGATCGTGCGCGGCGTCCAGTTCCTGACGGGCAAGCTCGGGCCACGTCCGAGCTAGCCGGTGATCGCGGGGTGGAGAAGCAGCATCTCGCCGGGCCCATAACCCGGAGATCGCGGGTGCAAGTCCCGCCCCCGCCACTTGATGGACGACGGCGGCTATCCGTCTGAGCTGCTCGGCTTCCTGCGAGGCCGGCTCCCCCCGCCCGAGCACGTGCTCCGGGGGCTGCGGGCCCTGAGCGCGCACTTCCGGGTCTCGTGGACGCCGGCCACAAAGCCGCGCGGGAAGAAGAAAGGCCGGCCGGCGCTGTGGTGGCTGCACGAGGTGCGGCCGAACGCGGGGCCAATCGACCGCGTGCGCCGCGAGGTGGGCGCGCGTAAGCGCGCCCAGATGGAGCGGTGGGCGGTCGCGGCGAAGCAGGACCGCGAGGCTGAGATGTGGCAGCGGGAAGAGCAGGCCGCGGGCTACTACGAGGTCGGGAGCTACGCCGAGGACTACTTCGGCACGCCCACGATGGTCGACGAGCTGCGCCGCGGCCAGGAGCTGTTCCGCCAGACTATGCGCCAGCTCGCGGTCGAGGCCAACCGGGACACCCAGGCGATCGAGGAGATCGTGCTGGAGGAGAAGGATAATCCCGAGTTCGCGGCCTGGATTCGGGATGTCGCCACAGACTTCTATCCGGCGGTCGCGGGGCGCCGCCAGGTCGGCTACGAGCCTCCAGCCCCCACGGGAGTCGTGAGCAATGGCTGAGAACACGGGCAACGTCTGGCGGGACCCCGACACCGGGAAGCCCGCGAACCCCCAGAACATCCTGATCGGCGACTACTATGGCCGGCCGATCATCGAGCGCCACGGGCCCGCGATCACGGGTCGACCGCGCGGGACACCGCCCGCGGCGGCCGAGGCGGTCGTCACGACGCCCGTGCCGCCGGCTGTGGGGCCTGGCATCGGTCCCGAGATGCCCGAGGCGCCACCGGCCGGGGCGGCCTATGCGTTCGGCGCTGCGGTCGAGGGTGTGGCGGTAGCGCCTGAGGTCAGCCAGCGCCTGGCCGAGCTGCGGACGCTGCGTCAGGAGTCGACCAAGGCCAAGACAGCGCCCGCGCGGCGCGCCGCGGCCGCCGCGCTCCAGACGCTCGCAACGGAGGAGTTCGCCCGCGAGACGCCGCGGCCCGACGTGCTGCGGCGGCTCAAGAGCTACGGGCTTCGGCCAAGCGGCTGATGGCGACGTTCGACACCGCCGCTGCGGCCGGGCTGTTGAAGGTCACCTACGGAAGGAGGCGGGCGATGCCCGAAGGCCGGCGGTACTCAGCACCTAAGCGGTTGCCGACGCGCGCCAAGGCCGGCGAGATGCTCCGGCATGGCGAGAGAGGGGGCAAGCCGCTGACGCGCAAGCAAAAGGGTCTGTTCGGCGCGATCCGCGGCGGGCAGAAGATCACGCGGCTCAAGGTCAAGGGCCGCCAACTGCGTCGGAGGTAGTGAGATGCCACTACGCGAGTTCTTCGAGGGGTTCGTGAGCCGGAAGCAGGGCGGCGGTCCCCCCAAGCGGCGCCGGCTCCTGCGCGAGGCGCTAGCGGTCGAGGGACCGACGACGCCGGGCTACGAGACCCGCCTGCGCCAGCTCGAAGCGGCGCCCGGCGGCGCGGCCGGCCGCTCGGCCGAGACGGCCTTCCAGCGCCAGCGCGAAGAGCTGCGCCGTCGGCGGCGCGCGCGCTCGCAGGTCTGAACCCCGGTAACGGCTCATGCCGCTCACCGCTGGTGAGGTGATTCAGCCGGCCCGCGACCTGCATCCGCAGTTCTCGCGCGACCGGCACCCGGATCGCGTCTGCCTCGACTTCATCGAGCACCGCCAGCGCACGTATTTCAAGGAGCTGGCCGACGTCTTGAAGGACCGGCTGTCGCGCGCGCGCACGCTCGCCGACACGATCGCCGGGGCGCTCGTGGGCGTCGACGCCTCGGGGGTTGCCTACTTCGCCTCGACCGGCGGGGACGGCTTCGCCGTGGCGATCGACGCGGGCGGTACGCCCTACCTCCTGCCCGACGTGATCTCACTCGATCCCTACGCCGACGGGTTCGTCCTGCCCGAGACCGCGCTCCAGATCGTCGACGTCTACGCCACGCTCGCCGACTCGAACCGGGTGATGCCGGTCCACTGGATGGAGCAGCGGCAGAAAGCGCGGGCGGGCTCGACGCCGGCCGAGCTAGTCGCCACGGTCAACGGCTTCCGGCTGCTGCCCTTGAAGAATCCGCTGGACGGCAGCTCGGGCTGGGATCACGTCGAGTCGGTGACGGTGGTGTGGATTGACGAGCCTGCGCCCTTGACGAGCCTGGCGAGCCAGCTCGCGGTGCCCACGATCTACGGCCAGGTCCTGACCTGGGACCTGACGGCGATGCTCGCCCGCCGTGAGCGCACGCTCAACCCTGAGTTCCCGGCCGATCTCGGCCAGATGTACGGGGAGATGGCGTCGGCCGAGCGCCGCGATCTCGTGGTGACGGTCCCGTTCGATCACCGCGTCGTGAAGGAACGGCGCTTCGCGAGGAACCGCTAGATGCCTGATCCCGCCTGGCCCGGCACCGCCGGGAAGCCTGCCCTCGGGTCTCGGGCGCTCCATAGTCGGAAATCACTGCAGCTCCCGTTTGCCACGGCTGCGGTCCCGACGGAGACGGATGCGCCCGAGATTCTCTGGGGGACGGGTTCCCCCGACGGCGTACTGTCGGGGGACATCGGGGACAGCTACCACCAGCAGGATGGCGTGGCGCCCCGCGTGCTGTGGGTGAAGACGACCGCCGCGCCCGCGACCACGGGCTGGCGACGGGTGGCGACACTCGACACCGGGGCCAACCTCGACCAAAGCGCGGGCGGCTTCCGCTTCACGGTCGACGGGTTCAACCAGGAGAACGTCCCGATCTCGCAGACCAACGTCGAGCTGGTCCGGGCGACGGGGCGCTGGCGCGCCACTCGCGTGGGCTCGGTTGTGGGCTTGGTCATTACGACGACCGAGGCGCGGATCGGCGGGACCTGTACGATCAAGGTGTTCAAGAACTCGGCGCTTGCGGGCGTGACAGGCATCCAGCTCGGGTCGTCCACGGTCGCGCTCGACGCCACGCGCCCCACCGGGCACGCGCTGGTGATCCCGATCGACAGCTTGATCTTCGCCGCGTTGGATGAGGTCTACCTCACCGTGACGACCGACGCTGCCTGGTCGCCCACGACGGCCGACATCCGGTGCGCGATGGACGTCGAGACCTAGATGGCCTCGACCGGCCAGGTGATTCTCGATGCGGCGATCGCCTCCAGCCTGGCAAACGACGCCGCGCGCTCCGAGCTGGCCTCGAATTCGGTCGAGCTGTTGAACGTCTTGAACCGGAAAATCCGCCAGGTCTACACGCTCGCGGCGACGCCCAAGGCCGACGGCGGACTCTCGCGCTCAGCCGATCTCTTCCTCGATCGCGTGGCGACGACCTTGGACGGGACCACCGTCCTCGCGGAACACGCCTTCCGGCCGACCGTGTTCCGCACGTCCGACTTGGTGCGCGTGGCCGTCGTACCGCGGGCCGACATCCGGGACGGGATCGCCGAGCTGCCGCCCGCGGTCCACCTGGAGGGCAACATCCTGAAGTCCACCGGCCGGGCGGGGGACCCTGGCACGGGTGCAGGACTCACGGTCGAGTTCGTGGCGCTGCCGGTGAACATGGCGGTCGGCACCGAGACGATCGGGGCCACGACGGCGGGCGATCCGACCACGTCGCGCTGGCCCTCGGCGGTGGGCGATCCGTTCCTCATCTCCTGGCTCGCGCGCTATCTCGCACTCAAGGCCGGAGACCGGGAGGCGCAGGAGTTCGGCGGGATCGAGGCCGACCTGGCCGAGAACGCGAATCAGCTCGCGACCTACCTCGGGATCGACGGGACGCGGCTGATCGAGGCGGCCGAGTGATGCACGCGCTCCCGTCGATCACCGTGATGCCGTTGATCGAGGACGACGACGATGGCTGGCACGTCGTGATCGGCGGCCAGCGAGTGGCGGGCCCGTTCACAGAGGACGAGGCGGGGCGCGTACTCGCCAGGATGCTGAGCCAATGAGCCACCGCGTGAAGCCGGACCAACTCCGGCGCATCAAGACACGCCACGTCGTGGTCCGGCCTGATCTCACGCGCGCCCAGGCGGTGAAGGCCGCGATGCGGAAGAGTCCCGGTGACGCGCGCGGGTTCACCTATGACCCGAAGACGGGCCGGGCGACGCTCACATGAGCCGCCGCTGCGAGGCGGCCGAATAACAATGGCATTTAAATGCCATTTTTATCCGTGACGCGCCGCTGGGTCCAGGCGCCGTTCCCGCCGACGGGCGGCGGCGAGGCGACCGACGCCGCGCCCGGCTTGATCGAGCCGCCGCGCCTCAAGGTGTTCCGCAACGCGCTGCTCTCTGGGCCGGGTGCCGTGTCGCAGGTGCCCGACTGGCTGCTCGCGGACACGGCGAAGAACCTGGCCGGGACGCCGGTCGAGGGACACGCCGTCTGCGGCATCTTCCCGTTCCAACAGCAGGGTGGGGCCTCGGAGGCCACCGCGGCCATCGCCTTCAGCTTCAACTCCGACGACAACGCGATCTATCTGCACCAGCTCGCCGAGGATGACCACGCGATCCTGCGGACCTTCGTCGCATACTCAGCCGCCACGTCGCCGCCCACGAGCTACACTGAGGCGGACCCGCCGCAGATCACGGGTTTCGAGATGACCGGCAAGTTCTACTTCGCCGAGTACGCTCGCGAAGCCGCGTCGGCGCGCCGGGGCTATGCGTTCTTCGACCCCGCGGGTGCGGGGTCCGTCACGCATCCGACCTTCGTGTTGGGCGGCGGCCCCGCGTCGGTGCTCAAGTTCCGCGGCATTTCGCTGCACCGCGGCACGTCGGCGCTGGGCTGGGGTTACCGAGACGAGGATGTGCTCGACATCGACCAGCCGCACGTGCTCCGCTTCTCGAAGCTCACGGACGCCGAAGTGTGGGTCCCGAACATCGCCGACGGCCGGCGCTCGGCCGGCTTCATCGACGTCGGGACTCGGCTCGTGCCGATCATCGCCTGCGGGATGGCTGGCCGGCTGACGATCATCGGGAAAGAGCAGGAGGTGTTCGCCCTGGACGGCGACGACACCTCCAACTTCTACACCCCGCGGATCGGCGACCAGCACGGGCCCGTCTCGACGACGGGCCTCGTGTCGATCCCGGACTTCGCCTGCTGGCTCTCGCTCTCGGGGCTCGTGGTCACGAATGGCCAGTCGCTGGACCTGCTGACGCCCGATCGGGTGAGCAAGCGGTTCCTGCGCTACGCCGATCTCACCAAGTGCTCGGGCGCGCACGACTCGACCCGCACGCGCGTCGTCTGGGCAGTGCGCCGCACGTCGGACGAGGATGCGAATCCCGTGGCCGATCTCTTCCCGACCGAGCTGTTCTGGTGGGACTACAAGCGCAACGAGTTCGGGGCCCAGGGGCTCCCGAGCCGCATCTTCTGCGTGGGCGTGGCGCGCGGCCCCGGCCAGACCCTGGTCGGACCGACGGGCGTCGTCTCGGGAATCACCGCCTCGCCTGTCGGCAAGACGTTCGCCACACTCACCTGGACGCCGGGCGATCCCAACCCCGACGTCAGCTTCCAGGTTGAGTACAAGCGCAACGTCGACTCGACCTTCATCGTGTCGGGCGTCACGGCATTGGGGGTCTACACCTGGAACGTCACGGGCCTCGTGGCCTCGACGCTCTATGATGTGCGGATCAAGCAGATTCGGAACGGTCAGTCGTCGGCCTACACCACCTCGACGGCGCTCTTCACCACCAGCGCGACGAGCTTCGTGCCGGCTCCCGCCAGCGTGACCGTCGAGTCCGACGATTTCTGCTACCTGTCGAAGGGGACCACCTTTCAGGAGGTGACGGCGCACTGGACCAGCTTCATTGCGCTCGATCCAGGCGTCACGGTCAAGCTCTATCACAGCCTCAGTCCACCCACACCCACCTTCGTCGTGGTCGCTGAGGGTGGGAGCTTCCACGGCGTCCTGTCTGATCCGACGTGTCGGGCGATCGGAGAAGAGCATTTCTACAAGGTTCGCACGGAAGCGGCGGACGCGCAGTCGGTGTTCGTCAACGCGATTCCGTTCCCCATCGTGATTACGATTGCCTGATGCCTGAGACCCTTCTCGCTGGCCAGGTCGGCGACCCGACGCTCACCCTCCCATCAGGGAAGGGTGCGAAGCTCTACAAGCTCTCGACCGGCACGTTTGGGCAACAGGTGACGTCGACCGGCGGGATCGACTCCCCGCTCCGAATCGAGGGCGACGACTACCCGCTCGTCTCGAACGTCGCGCGCGTGATCGTGCGCCGGCTCTACGTGCGCGTCGGCTACTCGACCGGCCAGGTCGTGCTGACCATCACGCCTGTGATCGACTTCTTTCAGGGGGTCGCACCCAAGAGCTTTACCCTCTCGCCCGGTACGAGTCCGCGGGTCCGGGTGCTAGAGGTCGAGATGGCCCGTGCGGCGAGCTACCTGCGGCCGCGGGTCGACGTCCTGTCGCGCGCCGGCCCGTTCGAGCTGTTGGGCTGGTGGGCGGCGCACGTCCCGCTGGAGGACCCGGCCGTGTTCGTCGCCGGGGACCAGGGCGGATGACCGCGAGCCTGCCCTTCGGCCAGGTCCGGCCCGAGACGCCCCAGGATTGGGCCCGCTACATCGAGCGGCTCCAAAACGGCTCGCTCCCGTTCAGGAAGCTCCTCCTGGAGGGCCCGCTCTCCTGGCCCGTGCGTGCCGTCCTAGCCGCGACGACGGTCGACGATGTGGACGCCACGATCACCCTCGACGCCACGGCCGGCGCCTTCACCGTCATGCTGCCCGACGCGACCACGCGGCCGGGGCAATTCCTCTGGTTCATCAAGCTCCAGGCGGCGAACACCGTTACGATCGACGCCTTCGGGGCGCAGACGATCAATGGTGCGCTCACGATCGCACTCACGGCCGCGTTCTCGGTGGCGATCCTCCAGTCGGACGGCTCAGGATGGTTGAGGTTCCTATGATTCGCTACGTCGAAGTGCTGCTCGCGATGGGGGGCGCGGCGATCGCCTGCGCGTACGTGTGGGCGGTCGAGATCGCGCCCGCGTGGCGCTGCACGACGCACCAGGATCACGGGCTCCCGTGGGGTGTGGTGATCGTCGTGACGGCGATGGTGCTGCCGATGACGCTTGGCCGCGCGACGGCCGGGCAAATCTGGACGCGGCTGATGGGCCGCCTACCCGGACGGCGCGCGAAGTAGTACCTTGAAGCCGGACGCTTCCGGCTGGAGGCTGTGATGCCCAACGGTGCGATTCCCTTCGTCGGTGGCCCGGTCAATGTCCGGCGCGGTGGCCCACTCTTCCAGCGCACGCGACAGCCCCCCGCGCCCCGCTTCGGCGAGCCCGGCGGTCCCGAGACTCCTTACACCGGCCTCTTCGGTTCCACGTCCCGCGCGTCGCGACGGCTGGGCCGCCAGGCCTATCGCGAGCTGCCCGGCCGTTACAAGGCGGCGCAGGAACTGCAGGAGCGAGAGACCGGCTACTTCGAGGACCCGACGCAGTTCGGTCGCCAGTTCCTGCCGTTCTTCCAAGAGGCCGCACAGGGGATCACCGACCCCGCGCTGCGCGGGTTCCAGATGCAGCTCGGCGACATCTCGGCCGACGTCTCACGTCGCTTCGGCGGCAACGTCTCGTCGGAGGAGCTGCGGCAGTCGGGCCTCGCCTCCGATGTGTTCACCCGCAACCTGACCGAGGCGCTCGCGCGCCTGGCGCCGGAGGCCGCGCAGCTCGGCGTCGGCGTCGGGGGCCAGCTCGGAGCCGCGGCCGGCCGGCGGCGCGAAGAGCAGGACCGGCTGCTCCAGTACATTCTCGCGGCCACTCAGGCCGGCCGCTCGCAGGGCGGCGGCGCGCTTGGCGTGCTGGGGACGTTGGCGCCGATCGCGGCTGCGGCCCTCTGAAGAAAACGGGAGGTTGAGCGATGGGCGAACCGCTCGGATTCCGGGCGCCGGGGTTCGGGGTGCCACAGTTCAGGCAGCGGCGCCGCCCGGCCCTCGGCCGCCGCCTGCTCGACCTGGATGAGCCCGCCGCGCTGCCGCCCGTGCCTGAATTCGGCCAGGCCGCGGCCCCCGTTGCGGCCGGGTTCCCGTCCTTCGGCCAGTCCTTCCAGCCGGAGCCGCTCGGCCTCTCGCCCAAGCAGGCGATCAGCCAGGCCTCGGCCGCGGTGGAAGCCCCGGCCCGCGGACCGAACTTCGGCCAGCGGTTGCTCGCGGCGCTGCGCGATCTCGCGATCTCCGGCCAGGCGTTCCAATTCGAGCGCGGAGAGGACGTGCCGGGCGCGCTCCAGTTCGGTCAGGCGGCCCTGGCAGGGTTCGGCGGCATCGCGCGCGTGCGCGCGGAACGGGCCGACCTGGAGCGCGAGCGCCAAGTCGCGGAGACCGAGGCCGAGTACGAGCGCGGGCAACGCAAGTTCGAGGTCAGCCAGCGTCCGCTGCGCAGCCGCCTCCTGACCTCACAGGTGGCGGCCGCGGAGGACGTCGCGGCCACGCGCACGCGCCGCCAGGAGGCGACGGCCGCGGCGGCCGCGCGCCTGCGCGCCGATCCCCGCTACGCCGAGTTCCGCGACCTGCCCGACGACGAGCTGGTGCGGGCGGCGATGCAGGCGTCGCTCGCCACCCGGCGCCAGCGCGAAATCTCGCGGTTCCCGCGGCCCTCGACCGCGAGTCCGCTCGCGGGGCTCAACACCGCGATTGATGACGCCACGGCCGAGATCAACGACGCGCAGGAAGAGCTGCGGCGCGCGCAGCAGGACATCGGGCTCGGGCTCTCCAGCCAGTTCTACACGGCCGAGCAGCAGGCCGCGATCCAGCCCTACCTCGACGCGCTACAGGAGGCGCAGGAGTACCGGGACGGGCTCGTGCAGGAGCGCAATCGTCAAGGCGGCTTCCCGCGCGGGCCGGCCGCGGGCCGCCGCGGGGCCGGAGCGCCGGCCCCTGGTGGTGAACGCGAGCCCCTGGACGAGGAAGAGCTAACGATCGTCCAGGACGCGATCCGCGGCATGGAGCCCGCCGCGCAGGATGCCTACCTGCGGCGGCCGGAGTTCGGCTACACCGAGCAGGAGATTCAGCAGATCAAGGCCGCTCCCCCGAGGCGCTGATGCCGAACGGCGATCAGGCGCCGCTCTCCCGCCAGGACCGGGTCGCCCGCCACCGGCGGATCGCGGCCGCGCGCGCGATCCTCACCGAGCGCGAGCGCACGCTCACCCAAGCTGGCGGCCGGGAGTTTGAGCGGGCGCGCGCGGCCTTCGGCGAGCCCCGCGCCCCGTTGCCCGCCCTCCCTGTGCCGACCGAGCGGCTCCAGATCGCCCCTGAAGCGATCGTCCAGCGGCCGAGTGCGCCGCCCGTGCCTGCGGGACTGCGCGAGCGCCGCTTCGCCGCCGCGCCACGGGAAGCCCCCGAGCTGCTCGGCCCCCCGAGTCCCGAAGAAGAGGCGGCGGCCCGCGTGCGGGTGGCCGAGATCGCGGAGGCCCGCGCGCGCGAACGGCGGTTCGGGCCGCTCGACCCCGCCTACCGCACCGCGCGTCGGATCGCGGGCGCGGCACTCGCGCGGGTCCCCGGTGGCGGGCCCGGTGGCCCGGCCGACGTCGGCCGGCGCCTCGTGGCAGGGACCGAGGAGGAAGAGGCTCAAGCGGCCGAGCTGGCGGCGACGCGCGGGATGGCCGAGAACCTGGCGCGCGGCCTGCCGTCCTTCGTGGCTGAGTTCGAGGCGGCGGCGGCCCTCCCGCTGGTGGGCTCCGTGATTCGGGCGGGCGGTGGGGCAGGGGTGCCCGCGGCGGTGACGCGCCGCGGTATCGCCGGACTCGCGCGTCCCCGCGCGCTGACGGCCTTGGGCCGCGCCGCCGTTCGCGAGGCCGGCGTCGAAGCCCGACGGTTCGGCACCTTCGAGGCGACGCGCACGGCCCTGGAGCAGCGGAGCCCCGAGGAGATCGCGCAGGCCGCGCTGACGGGCGCCGGGTTCGGCGCCCCGTTCGGGGTGATCCCGCCGATCGCGGCGCTCGGCCGCGCGGGCCGCGTCTCGGTTCACCGCGCCGCGCGCCGGCTTGCCCGGCCGTCGCTCTACCAGCGCACGCGCGAGCTGGGGCCAGCTCCCGTGCCGTTCGGGGAGCCCGAGCGGATTCGGGCGGCCCCCGTCGCGCGGCCCCCGCGCGAGATCACCCTCGCCCGGCCGACTTTCGAGCGGCGGATGACGGAGGCCGAGCGCGCAGAGTTCGCAGCCGCGGGCGCGGAGCGGCGGCTGCCGGAGCGGTTGCGCCTGCGACGGGCCGAGCCAGCCGTCGAGCCGTCAGTCGAGGCCGCCGCCCCGCCGGCCGCCGAAGTGCCGCCCGTGCGGCCGCCGCGGCCGCGGGTCCCGCGCCGCGCGCCCCGCGTCCCGCGCGCGCCGACGGTGCGTCCGCCCGAGGTCGCCGCACAGGCGGCGGCAGGCGCCGAAGCGTTCGCCCGTGGCGCCCCCCGCCGGGTTCCCGTGGAGTTGGCGGTCCGGCCCGAGCAAGCAGAAGCCTGGTACTCGGGCTGGGATCGAGCGAACCTGGCCGCCCCGGTGCCGGCCGAAGTGCGGCCGCCCGCGGCCCCACCCGCCGAAGCCCCCCGGCCCGGCGTGATCGAGCGCGTCACCGCACGCGACGGTGAGGAGTTCCGCCTGGAGTACCGGGGCCCGGAGATCGACCCGACGTCGGGCCGCCAGCTTGCTGGCCCCGGCTACGCCGTGACCTTCGTCGAACGCGGGGGCCAGGAGGGCGGCCGCCGCGGCATCGCCACTGAGGCCGAAGCGCGGGAGGTGCTCCAGGGCTTCGTCGCGCGGCGCGGTGGGGCTCGACTCCCGGAAGCGGCGGCCGCGCGGCCCGAGCTGCCGCCGCGGCGTCCAGACACGATGGTCGAGGCTGCGGCGCTCGGCGCCCCTACCGCGGGCCGGATGTCGCGGGCGGCGCGGAAGCGCGCGCACGAGCGGTTGCGGGTTGAGCTGTTCGGGCCCGCGGGCCTGCCTGAGCCGACGGTGCCGCAGCCCTCTGAGGCTGTGGTGCTGCGCCGACGCGCGGCGGCGCTGCGGGAGCTGGCCGAGCGCGGCCAGAAGCCCCGTCTCTACCGCCGCGAGGCCGAGCGGCTCGAAGCCCAGGCCCGCGGTGAGCCGCTGCCGGTCGCACGCCGCCGCCCCGCGGCCCCGGCGATTCCCGAAACGGCCGAGGAGCTGCACAACGAGGTCCTGCGGGCCTTCGGCGCCTACCAGCGGGCCCTCGAAACCGAGGAAGGCGCGAGTCTCCGGGCGACAATCGGAAACGCGCGCAGCTCACTCGCGCGGTTCCGGGAGCGTGGGGTCCCCGCCGATGACGCGGTGTTCCGTGACCTGGAGCGGCTGACGGAGCGGGCCGAAACCCGACTTGGCGCGCCGGCTGCCCGTGTGCGCCGGCCGCGGGCGCCGCGGGCCGAGCGTGAAGCCTTGGCCGCCGCGGCCCAGGGCCGGCCGCCGGCCGCGCCGCCGCCGGTCGAGGCTGTGCCGGGCGCCCCGGCGCGCAATCCCAAGTACCGGAAGTTCGACGACGCCGCCCTGGAGACTCGCTGGGTCGAGCTGACCGATCGCATGTCCCGGCTCTCGGCCCAGGCGGGCGAGGTCGCGCAGTTCGCCCGCCAGCTCCCGGAGGGCGGGGTCATCACGGGCCAGGCCGTCAGTGGCCGCGCCGGCCGGGCGATGGGGGCGATCAAGGTCGCGGGCCGGCTGGCCGACGAGATCGACCTGGAGTTTCAGGCGCGCGGCATCGACTTGAACGCGGTCGTCGAACGCTACATGCGGCAGGGCGGGAGCATCTCCGAGCAGACGTTCGCCTACCAGCCGCGTCTGGTGCGCCAGCAGCTCGATCTCTTCGCCCGCCGGCCGGGGCTCGGCCGGCCGACGGAGCTGGAGCTGCGCGAGGCCGAAGAAGCCGAGATCGTCCGCCAGATCAAGGGCGCACCCCGGCCGGCCGTGCGCCGCCCGCGCGCGGCACCACCGGAAGCGGTGACCGGCCGTCTGTGGATCATGCGCGAGAATCGGGCGGGCCAGCGGTGGGTGGACATCCGCGACCAGCGGATCGCGCTCGGGACCCCAGAGGCCAGCGGCCAGGTCGCGCGGCTCCTGCAGTTCGCCCGCAACCCCAAGGTTGAGCAGTTCCACACGATCCTGTTGCGCGAGGGCCGGATCGTCTCGCACCACGCGGAGTCGTCGGGCGAGGTCAATACGTCGATGCTGTCCGATCGGTTCTACAGCAGCCTGGAGCGCCGCGCGAAGAAGCTCGGCGCCGACACGGTGATCCTCGGGCACAACCACCCGAGCGGGATCGCCCTGCGCTCCGACGACGATATTCGGGTCACGCACGCGATCATCCAGCACCTGCGCGCTCGCGCGGTGCGCCGCGGCGAGACGCCACTGCGCGTCGATCGGCACATCATCATCGACGACCGGGAGTTTTCGCAACTCGTGCCCGTCGAGCGGTTCGAGGACCTGCCGGAGGCGCAACGGATCGGGCCGGGCCTCAAGCCCCAGTACGGGGGCCGGGTGCCGATCGAGGCGCAGTTTATGATCCGCACCGACCGCCTCCCGATGCCCGAGGTGCCCGAGTCGGTCTTGAACCTCGTGCGGCCGGACCTGCCGGTGATCGCGACGCCGGATGTGGCGGCCACCCTCCTGCGGCGCGCGGTCAGCGAGCAGGGCTCGCCGATCCAGGTAATGTACCTGGACAGCTCGGCCCGGCCGCTCGGGCTGGAGCCGCACCACGCGAGCGCGTTCGAGACGATGCCCACGTGGGTCCGGGAGCGGACCCGCGGGCTCGGTGCTCGCTTCGTGATAATCGGCACCAACGACCGCGAGCTGTACGAGTCGATGGTCGAGATGCTTCGCAAGGCCCACGCCCCCTATATCGGCCGGCGCCCGTTGCCTGTCTGGGACGTGATCTACACGCCGGCCGGCGAGCAGGGCAGCGCCTTGAACCGCGGGCTGATCGAGGACCTGCGGGTGGTCGAGGAGCGGATGGCCGCCAAGGGCTTCGGGGTCGAGCCGGGCCGGATGGTGTTTGAGCGGCCGGTCCCGCCCTACGAGAAGGCCGTGCGCCAGCGGATCGGCCGCGCCGAAGAGGTAGCCCCTGAGCGCCTGAGCTTCCGGGCGCGCCGCGCGGTCGCCGATCTCTACCGCCGCGTCGTGCGCCGCACCTACCCGATCGAACGCGCGGCGGCGCAGCTCCGGGGCGAGGGGGCCAAGCTCTCCTTCGACGACGCGGGCAACGTCGCCGTGATGGCGTCGGGCTCCCCCGTGCGGGCCGAAGAGTTCCTCGAAGGCTCGCCGTTTCGGTGGACGCCCGAGGGCGAGATCACACGCACCGGGACGCCGGGCTACACGGCGATCGTCCAGGGGTCGCGCGACGTCGAGGCTCTGGACGCCTACGAGATTGCCCAGGCCGCGATCGAGCAGGCGGCGAAGCGCCCAAAGCTGGCGACCGGCGTGCCGCTGGAAGCCGCGCATCAGGTCGTTGCCAACGCGCCGCCTGAGATTCGCCGCGCCCACGAGCAGTCGGTCGCCTTCCGTCGGGACGTCGCCCGCTACTGGGCGGATGCTGGAGGCGTGGCCCCTGAGACGCTCCGCGCCTGGCAGGAGTTGCACGAGCACTACGTGCCGCTGCAGCGCATCTTCGGCGAGGGCGAGGCGGGGACAGGTACCGGCCGGCCGGGCCGGGTGCCGCAGCAGATCAAGCGCCGCGTCGGCTCCGAGCGCCGGATCATCTCGCCCGTCGAAAGCACGATCGACCAGACTCGGCGGCTGATCCGCGCGGCCGACCTGAACCGTGTCGCCCTGCGGCTGATCGAGGCCGCCGAACGGGAGCCCGAGGCCGCCGTCGGCCTGGTCGAGCGCGTGGCGCGGCCGGCAGGCGCGCTCCGGGAGGTCGAGCAGCTCGTGGCCGCGGCGGCCGCGCGCGGCGTGACGTTGAAGCCCGAAGTTGCGCGCGACATCGTGGCCGCCATGAGCGAGCGCGGGCTGGGGATCACCGACGACGTGATCTCCGTCTGGCGGAACGGGAAGCGCGAGCACTGGCTCCTCGCGCCCGAGCTGGGCACGGCGCTCCGCTCGATGGCCCCCCAGCAGGCTAACCTCTGGGTCTCGCTCCTCTCGCTGCCGGCGCGCGGGCTCCGCACCGGCATCACGGCGGCACCGCGGTTCCCGATCTGGAACCTGATCCGAGACTCGTTCGACGCCACACTCCAGAGCCAGTACGGGTTCCGACTCGGGATCGACAGCTTCCGGGGCTTCATGGAGTCGCTCAGGAAGGGGACCCGCTACCGCGAGTTCCGGGCGTCGGGCGCGGGCTTCGGCGGCGAGTTCTTCTCCGCCGCCGGCCGCGGCCAGGCCGAGGCCCTACGGCGCGTGACGGGCCGCGGCGCCGGGGTCTTGATGCATCCCCTGCAGGCGCTCAAGGCGTTCGGCCGGCCGTTCGAGGAAGCGGCGCGCGTGGGCGAGTTCATGCGCGCGCGCGAGAAGGGCGCGACCGTGTTCGAGGCGGGGCTCGCGGCGAAGCAGGTGACGACCGACTTCCAGCAGGTCGGCGCTAACATGCAGGCGTTCAGCCAGATGACCGCCTTCTTGAACCCCGCGATCCAGTCGCTCGATCGCATGGTGCGAGTCACGAAGGCCCACCCCGCGCGGGTGCTCGCGCTGGGCTTCAGCTCGATCTCGCTGCCGACGGCGATCCTCTGGGCCGCGAACCGTGGGGACGAGGAGATCGCCGAGCTGCGGAAGGGACCGGGCGGGCTGCTCTTCTGGTACGCCCGGCTGCCGAACGGCCAGCTTGTCCGCATCCCCAAGCCGTTTCTGTGGGGCCAGATTTTCGGGACCGGCATGGAGGCCGCGCTCGACAGGGTGTTCGATCGTGACGCTGAGGCGGGTAATCGCTTCGCGACGGGCTTGCGCGAGCAGGCGTCCTCGAACGTCTTGCCGACGCTGCTCCAGACCTACGTCGGGCTCCAGACGAATCGGCATCCGATGTTCGGCACGCCGATCGTGCCCGAGGCGCTACGCGGGGTCGAGCCCGGCCTCCAAGCCGCGCCAGGGACGGGCGAGACGGCGCGCGCGATCGGGGCGGCGCTGGGCTTCAGCCCCGCGCGGCTGGAGTTCATCTTCAGCCAGGTCACGGGCACGCTCGGCCGCGATGCGCTCAAGGGCGTGGACGCGATCGTGCGGGAGGTCCAGGGTGAGGGTCCGGTCCCGCCCGCGCGGGGGCCGGTCGGGATTCCAGTCGTGGGCTCCTTCCTCGCGCAGTACCCGAGTGCCGGCGCCGCGTCGCTCCGCACGTTCTACGATCGGGCGGGGAAGGCCGAGGAGCTGGTGCAGACGCTGCGGCTGCGGCAGAACCGGGACCCCGCGTCAGTCGGCCCCTGGCTCCAGGGGCGCCAGGACGAGCTGGCGGTGGCGGGCCTCTACCGGACGAGCCGCGAGCATCTGGGCGCGCTGCAGCGTCAGGTGGAGGTCGTGCGCCAGAGCCGCGGCCTCTCCGCCGACGAGAAGCGCCAGCGGATCGACGTCATCCTGCGGCGGCAGATCGCCGTCGCGCGCCAGATCAACCAAGCGGCGGACGAGATGCGCCGACGGCAGGGTGTGGTGCGTCGCGTCCGAGCTGCTCAACGGACACGCACCGCGCCGCGAGAGTAGTCCTGCTCGCGGCCAGTGCGCTTGTCCTCACCCCGGCCCCCGCCGGGTCAGGAGCTGTGCTCATGCCCGTCACGACGCCGCAGACCCCGCGCGAGATCGGCCTCCTGGTCCTGGAGCGCCAACTCGGGAAGGCCTACCTCTGGAAGGGCGACGACCCGATCACGGGCTTCGACTGCTCGGGGCTGATGATCGAGGCGCTGAAGAGCGCCGGCCGCCTGCCGAAGTCGGGCGACTGGTCGGCCGCCGTGCTGGCCACGATGTTCCCGTCCATCACGGGGAGTCCCAAGCCCGGCGACCTGCTCTTCTGGAACCGCACGAAACCCGACGGCACGGTCTACGTCGGGCACGTCGAGATGGTCGTGGCGGTGATCGGTGGGACGGTGTTCACGATCGGCGCATCCGGTGGGGGGTCGGCGACGACGACGATCGAGGCCGCGATCCGCGAGAACGCTTTCGTGAAGCTGCGGCCGGCGACGCCGGGCTGGGTGAAGGTCGTCGACCCCTTCGCGTGAGGCGCGCGAGCTGCTCAGGCGTTAACTCAGCCCACTTCGCGAAGGCCGCCGGTCCGCGCCGGGCGGCCTTCTGCACGCCGAACATGTGCGCCAGCTCGATGTAGCGGCCGGGATGATCCTTCGGGATCGGCCCGCTCTCGCCGAAGAGGTCACGCATCATCCGCCGAGTCTTGTCGTCGTCTATGCGCCGCTCCGGCTCTCGCATCTGCCAGGCGATCGCCTGGAGTAAGTCGCGAATGTCGGCGAGCACCACCGCGAGGAAGTCGCGAAACTCACGCTCGGTCACAATCGCCACCCCTTCACCAAGAGCACTTCCCAGCGGCGCAGGATCTCTTTCATGCGGGTCGGGGGCGTGAGGTCGGAGAGATCGGCGGCGTCGAGGAGCTTGAGATCGGCGACGCAATGGTCACACCACGCCAACCCACAGCGGCAGCGGGCGAGGCCGCCGTAAAGGGCTGTGGCCAACACCGTCCGCAACTCCTCGGCCGTCAACGGTGAGTCTAGTGAGCGCCCGGTCACAGCGGATCGCGGCCGCGGCTTCGGGCGCTTCACCTGAGTAGGCCCGCGGCGTCGAGGCGGGCCTCAATCCGGCGCCCCATCGCCAGTGCGCCGCGCCCGTCGTCCAGCAGCCACGAGTCCGAATCGACGAGCGCCGCGGCGACGATCAGATGTGGCTCGTTACGACTCGGCACTGTCCGCATCGTGTACTCGACGGCCAACGTATCGACCGCCTCACAGAAGTCGTGCCAGCCACGTCGGCTACACTTCTTGGTCGGGCGGTGCCGATACTCGTCGCGCAGGAGCCGCTTCACTTGAGCACCAGGATGCCGACCAACCCGGTTACGAGGACGACACTAGCCATCACCTTTTCCAGCGGTCGCCAGCAGCCGATCCCTGCGATCCCACAGTGCTCGACCGGCCGCGCGCGAATCGCGGCTGTCAACGTATCGACGCGCGGGGCCGCGAGCGAGTCGGCGCGGCGCGTGGCCTGGGCGAGGGCGACGTGGAGCGACAGGATCGCCATCGAGTCCGCGGTGGCCTGGACGGCGCAGCCCGTGAAGCACTCGTCGAGCAGTGCCACGGCGCGCGGGGGAAGCGTCGTGTCGACCCGGACGCGCGCCTGCAACGCCCGGAGGCTGGCGCCGGCCGCCCGCGCTCGTCCCTGTGCGGCCACTGCGGAATCCTCCGCGACCCGCTGCGCCGCCCGCGACTCGGCGAGCTGAACCTGGAACACGGAGTCACGGGCGATAAGCGAATCGAGGCGTGCGGTCCAGGCTGCTGTCGCTTTGCGGAACCGCGCGCCGCTCGTGACGGTGTTCATCACAGCGAACCCGACGACCAAACCGAGCGCGATCATCAGGCCGGTCGAGGCGCGCCCAGCCAGGGCGGGCAGCACAACCCTGGGAATCTCCTGGAGCCGGTTCGGCCCGGAGACCGACGTCGTCTTGATCCGCAGTTGTACGCGCGGGCATGTGCAGCGCGCCTCGTCAAACGTCTCGCCGAAGGACTCGCAGTCGGATGCGTGGGCGATCACAGCCTTCGGCCGGCGGCCGAGCGCCCGCTCCAGCGCATCGAGCAGCGTGTGGCGATCGGCCGGGCCGCGGACGTAGTGCTCGATCACGACCGACTCGCCCCGCTTCAGGGCCGCGAGGATCGCCGGCAGGTCGGGGAGTTCAGGAAACCGCATCGTCATCGGTGCCTCCACGGCGGGGGGTCGGGGTCTGGGTCGGCCAGTCGATCGAACGCGCGGAGCCGGTCGCGCTCGATCGCCGCGGCGCGCTGGTGCGCCTGCGCGGCGGCGAGCTGGGCCTTCATGCCGGCCTCGTTGATCGCCGGCACCTTGGGCACCCAGCGCAGCTCGACAGGGCCTGCCGCCCAGGACAGGAACAACGGGATGTCGGGCGAGGGCCAGGGCCGGCGCCACCACCAGCGGGCGCGCCAGCCCATGCGCCAGGCCAGGACCTGCCAGGTGCCCGTGGGCCGTGCCCAACTTCTCATGGGACCCCCCCTTGGGCGGCAGACGGCTGATCGTGGCCTCCTGGGGCAGAGAGGGACTGTGGCGTGCGCCCTGGGGGCCGGGGCCCGCCCTTGCCTGGCAGCCACTCTAGCCTGACCTGGAGGCCGAGCCGGGCGAGCGGTTCGTGGAACCCCCGGAGCCGGCGCCTGATCGCCGGCCACAGGAGCCGCGGCAGGTTGATGTCGAGCGCGACGGCGAGCCGGCGCAGCGTCCGCACGTGCGCGCCTGTGCGACCCTGCTCCAGCCGGGTCACGTAGCTGGGGCTCACCCGCGCGCGCCGCGCGAGGCCGCGCAGCGAGAGGCCGCGGGCTTCGCGTTCCCAGCGAACGAGCTGCCCGAGCGTCGGCATCAGCGGGGTTTGAGCGTCGTGTGCGCCCGCAGCATCGTCCGGCAGTCGGGCCGCCCGCAGGTCTTACGAAACTCGCGCTTGGTGCGGCGCACGCCCTTCCCGTGGGAGCGACCACGCGCGGCGCCCCGACGGTACTCCAGGGTGTAGAGCTGCTGCGGGGCGCCGCAGATCGGACAACGGGGGGCGACGATCACCCGCCCGTTGGGCAGCAGGTAGCTGTCCTCGTTCTCAAAGCGTCGGGCCGGCTTGGCTCGCCTAGAAGGCATACGTCGGGTCCTCGCGTCGGTAGTTGCGCCAGTACGTCCTGGCCATGCGGCGCAGGTTGATCTTGTACTTCCGCTGGAAGCTTCCAATGCCCATCTGGTGCAGCTCGCGGTGGTGCGCGTGATCCATCGGGACCAAGTTCTCGACGTCGCCGTGCCGCCGCCGGCCGCCGACGTGGACGCACTCCGAGCCGCAGGGGATCGGGACGCCGTGTTTCGTTTCGCAGCACACGCCGCAGGGGTGCGAGCGAATCCAGCCCCGGTAGTCTTCCAGCACGAGCGCCGGGGCTGGCTTCGGGGCGACATAGATCGTGTCGTTCGCCATCACCGCGGCGATGTTGCGCGGTAGGTACGCCGTTTGCGCGACCCGCTGCCCGCGCATCGCGGCCTTCACCTTCTTCGCGGTTTCGCGGTCCAAGTCCGACAACCGGATCGGGCGGCTCATAGGTCGGGCAGCGACAGGAAGTCCTCGAACGGCATCCGGTCGAACACGGCGAGCCGGAACACCTGCGCGCGTTGTTGGCACTCGGTCAGGCGGATGACTTCGGCTGCAAACTCCGAGGCGTACTCGCCCGCAATGACCAATCGTCCAGGCTGATTGCGGACTTCGACGATCTCGCCGAAGAAGGTGAACACGCTGACCTCAGCAGGGGTTGGTGTGGTCACGGTACGGGATCGGCTTCACGGGTTCGAGAAGACGGCGCGCAGCGCCGCACGCTTCGACTCAACGAGCAGCTGCTGTTCTGCCGCCACGATGTGCGTCGGCCGGCCCATGCTGAGGCAGTAGGCCGCGAGCTTGTTGCCGAGCGCCGAGAGCTTCGCGTCGGACAGCAGGGCGATCCGATCGTCTAGCTCATGCTGGAAGCTGCGGCATGGGCGCCTAGAACGGGAGCCCATCGTCCTCGGTTTCCTCCCACGCCATCGCTTCACGTTCCAGCTCGTCATCAGTCTTGGCGAGGGAAGTGGCGCCCGCCGGTCGTGCCGCGGCAGCGGGTGCCGGTGCCGGGGCCGCAGCCGGCGTCGGTGGAGCCGTCGGCGCCGCGGGCTTGGGCGGCGCCTTCCGCACGAGCACCAGGTTCTCGCGCATCGACTGGATGAACAGGTTCGATGCCGTCTTGCCGAGGATGACCCCGTGTGTATCGGGGCTCCAGGCGTCGTGCCCAGGGACGTCGGCCACGACCTGGAGCGCAGTGTCGAAGCACAGGATCAGGTTGTCGCGAATCTGCTGGAACCGGCGCCGATGTGCCTGCTGCAACTGCTCCAGCGCCTTCGCCGCCTCGGCCGCGTTGCCGCTCTTGACCACCGCCGCGGCCGACTGCGTGGCCCCGTGCGCCGCCTGGGCGGCTGTCGGCGGGGCCGACGGGTTCACCTGCGTAGCCGGCGCCGCGCCGTTCGCCCACGTGATCGTCGTGCGCTTGCGGTTCCCGCCGATCTCCTCCTTGATGATCCGCACGGGCCGCGCGGGCGCCAGCACGGTATAGCGGGGGTTGTTGTACTTGTCGACCCCCGGCTCCTGGCGAATCAACCCGAGGTTGATGCAGTCGAGCGCAAGCCCCGCGTTGACGTAGATGCGGCCCGCGCCGTGCGGGCCCCAGACGCCCGCGAGCCCGATCTGATCCGACCCCTGCTCCTTCTCGCCGGTGTCCTTGTTCGTGTACTCCTTGCCCGGCCAGTAGCTGACTTGGGTGAGCGTGCCCTCAATCGGGATGTTCGTCTGGAGCTTGACGGTGGCACTCATGTCAGTCCTCGCCCGTCAGCTCGGCGCTGCCGGTTGCCCGCAGGGCGGCGAGCCGCTCAGCTTCCTCGCGCTCGTGCCGTTCGCGCACGGCCTCGACGACGCGCGACATGTCGCTGCGCCGGGGTGGCTCGGGCTCGGCCTGCGGCTGGGGCTGCGGCACCCACGGCCCCGCCCACGGATCGGGCGACGCCTGCCTCGTATCCGCCTCGACGAGTAGGCCGTTCAGGATGAAGCTCGCGACCTTCGCCTGATTCTCGGTCAGCTCCAGCTCGTGGCGCTTGTTCAGCACCTCCAGCTCGCGGTGCGGGAACGCATCGCCCGCGGCCTCCAGCGCCGCGGTCCAGCTGTAGGGCTTGCCGGTGTTTGGGTTCACCTGCTCGGTATCGACCAGCTCGCGCGCCATGCGCTTCTCAGCCTGGTCGTTGTCGAGCAGGAGCCGGCCGATCTCCAGGCGCAGGTTCGCCGCGCGCTCCAGCGCGAAGCGGTACTCGGTCAACGTCTGGGCCCAGCGGGTGGGCCAGGGGGTGGGGGCGGTCATCGTCATCCTCCAGAATGGGTGCCTCTAAGATAGCGCGGGGGTCCGAGTTGCGCCAGCCGGCTGGCAGCGTACGCAGACGAAGCCCGCTACGACCCAGACCGGGCCCCGGCCGCGGGTCTGGTGCAACTCGACCCAGCAGCGCCGCGCCATGCGCGGCCGCGCGACCTGCTCGCAGGAGCGGCAGGCCACGCTCTTGCCGTTGAGGGTCCGGGCCAGCTCCCAGCGGCCGGGCTCACTGAGCAGGATGTGCCGCAGCAGGCGGGGCGAGACGCGAAAACCGCGCACTAGTTCAGGCCCCGGAAGGCCGAGGCGTCGAGCAGCACCCCATCGGGCTTCCCGGTATCGAGCCGCAGGAACACGACGAGCCGGAGCCCGAGCAGGGTCTCCAGGGGCTGGACCTGGTCCCTGATCGCGAGGGCGTGCAGCAGGCCGGCCCAGTGGACGGGCTGGAGGTGCAGGGTGGCTATGTCGCCCGCCCCGAGGCCGTGGCGCAGCCGCAGGTAGCCGCAGTCGCCCGCGTGATCCCTGGCGACCGCGATCACGATGCCGCTGCGGACGCGGTGCTCGGTCACGTCAGGCGCTCTTGCGGGCGGCCCATCGGGCGAGCGCCTCGTCGCAGCAGTCCCGGCAGAGGTAGCACGGCTCCGTGTGGCCGTCCGCGTAGAAGATACTGGCGCCGTCGGTACCGCAGCTGGCGCACCGAGTGACCGGGACGTTGGAGTCGTAAACGACCGGGCGGCCGGCGTGCCGCGCGCGCCAATCGTCCCAAGCCTCGACGACCGGCCGCGCGAGGATGATCGCCACGACGAAGCAGACGAAGGCGAAGGCAATCCCGAGGATCAGCTCGCCCGGATTCATAGGCCCAGCAACGCGAGCCCGAGCACGAGCGCCCAGAAGAGCAACTCAGCCTTACGCTGCAGGGGACGGCGCACGGTGCTCAGCCTCCCGGCGATCGGCCAGCGCGTTGGCCGCGTCCATCGTGAGCCCGCGCGCGATCGCCACGGGGAACCCGCCGAACCGCTCGCGCGTGCCCGGCGGGTAGGGTGGCTCGAAGGCGATCGAGTAGCGCAGGAAGGCGAGCGGCAGGTCGGCGCCCCAGTCGTAGACGACCCAGTGCGCGGCGTGCGGATCGCTCGCGAGGCGGGTCTGGTGATCGAGCAGTCGATCGGCCTCGGGACTCACGCCGGGAAGGTAGCTCGGGTAGCGGCCGCCCGGTGTGGGGGTGGGCGCGGTCATGCGAGCGCCTTGAGCAGGGCTTCCTCGGCCTTGGCTGCGCCCTCGGTCGTGCGGCGGGCGTAACCCATGTCGATCTCGAAGCTCGACGCCTTAAGCGCGTCGTCGAGCGCATTGTCGGCCACCTCGGCGGCCTTCTGCGCGACCCGGTTGGCGTCGAGCAGCTCCTTGATCCGCGCGATCGCGGGGTCGCCGGCCTTGAAGAACCGCAGGCGGTGGTGTGTCAGGCTGAGCAGCTTGCCCGTGGCTAGCTTGAGCGAGACGTCGCCCGTATGCGCGTTCAGGCCGGCGAACGTGCCTTCGTACCAGGTCTCGCGGTGCGTGTGGCCGTAGCCGTCGCGGACGAGCACCACGGCCTCGAGATCGGCGGCGGCGGCGCGGCTGGAGAGCCGGCGCGAGTTGTCGATCTCCCGCTTCAGGGCGACGAGCGTCCGCGCCTCGCGCTTGTGGCTGTCGACGACGCCGTAGAAATCGCCGTCGGCGCCGACGTAGATCGCGACGCCCGCGTGGGTGGTGACCTTCGGATCGGTGGCCATATGGGGTCTCCAGGTGGTGACGGGTTGGTTTAGCTCGGTCAGTCGCGCCACGAGCCGGTCGATGTTCGGGTTGCCTCGTCAGGCGGCGGGCACCACCCGCCGCGACCGGCGGCGTTTGAGGGCCTTTTTCGGCCCTCAAACGCCTCCGGTTTCGGCTCAGAACGTGATCTTCAGGATGCGGCCCGCGCCGCGGTCGATCTCCGTGCGCTGGTCGGCGTAGGGGATCGTCTGCGAGAAGCGGGTCAGGCCCTGGACGAAGCCCCAGACGGAGTTCGGGCTCCCGTCCTCGGTCGGCACCACCGCGTCGTAGCCGGCCGCGAGCACCTTCCGCGGCAGCCCGATGCGCTTGATGCCGAAGAGCTTGTCGAGCACGGCGTCCTTGTCGCCCGCGATCACGAGCTGCTGGGCGGTGCGGATGCGCGCCTCGTCCTCAGAGGCCGCGCCGTTGACGTAGCTCGTGGCCTGGGCGATGAAGTTCGCGAACCGGCCGCGGACCCGCTCGCCCCGGTGCGCGAGGCGCAGCTCGTCCATATCCTCGGCCTCCCAGATGATATGATTCCCGCACTGGAAGCGGTAGAGGAACCGCATGATCGCCAGCGAGCAGTCGCCCACCTCGGAGTTGGTGACGATGAACCCGCGCTTGAGCGGGTACTCCTGGCCGGCCTCGGCGATGTCCACGTCCTGGTAGCATAGGAACGCAAACATGTCGTGATCGGAGGCGTAGAGGTCCGGCGTGTTGGACGTGGCCACGCCGTCGAGCACCAGGTCGGGCCGCGGCAGCGACGGCTTCCAGCCCGCGGCTTCGAGGTCGAGCAGCCGGTCGCACACCTCGTAGTTCCAGATGCGTTCGTAGACGTCGCCCGTGACGGCGCGCGCGACGAGGTTCTCATTCGAGTGAAAGAGCACCTTCGCGGTCGTGCGATCGGTGCGCTTGGCGAGCCCGTAGTTCAGGTTCTGGGCCGCGAGCGTCGCGGGGAGCGAGCGCAGGTAGGGGGTGGGCGCGCCGGCCCGCTCGGTGAGCTGGCCGAAGGCCCAATGCGACACGACGGCCAAGCGGCCGGCCTTGCCCGAGAGCAGCAGGTCCTTCTCTGAGGCCTCGACCCGCAGATCGGCCCACGGCGTCTCGGCCTCGGCTGCGTGCTGTGCGTAGTCGAAGCACTGGTCCCGCATGGACTGGACCGACGGGAACCGCTCGTCGGCGGGCCGGGTGGCCCACTGGTGCGCTACGCGGAAGATGTTCACGGGGGAACTCCTTGACTGGTGGGGTCCGACGGTCGGCCGGTCGGCCGGACGGTGGAGCCCCGATGGTGCAACGCCCCCAAGATAGCTCGGGGGCGCTGCGCCTGTCAAGGGGTGGGGGTCCGGTCAGGCGGCCGGAAGCACCCCGTGGCGCTTCCCGCGCCGCGCCCAGGCGAGCGCGTGCGGTGGGGCGTGGGCGGGCGAGAGCAACGAGCGCAGCGCCTTGAGGAGGCGCGGCCCGTGGACGCCCGAGCCCGGATAGCGTGCGGTCAAGAGATCGCGCAGCTCAGCCGCTTCCGTGGCCGTGGCCCGGAGCGTGATCTCGCCATCGCAGTTCCACCAGGCCCGCTCGGGGGCCAGGTCGTAGTCTGCGGGCGGGCGGTAGCGGGGCCCGGAGCGGGCGCCCTCGGGCCGGGTCATCGGTCCTCCAAGAGTTCGGGCTCGGCGTAGGGGGTGTTGCCGGGCTCCACGGGCCAGCCACAGAACGGGCAGGCATCTTCGTCGAGCGGCTCGATCCAGTCGGCGCAGTGGCCGCACCAGGTGGTCGGCGTCTCGTCGGGCATACGGTCCTCCAGAGTGGGTGACCGTAACCTAGGGTGGGGGTCCGGGGCTGTCAAGGGTGGGGGTCCAGACTTGCGCGGGGCCATTTGGGGCCTATCTTGGGCCCATAAAGGTCTCACCTCCTCAGAGTGGTGTGGGAGCCCAGGCGCCTGCGGCGGTTCGCGGGCGCTTGCGCTTTGCTGGACCAGCCCCCAGATTTCCCGGCGGCCGATGACAGCGGCCGGCAGTTGCAGGACAGCGCGCGCACTCCACCGTCGGGACCCCCCGGCGAATCGTTAGCCTCCCCGTCTCGCTTCTGGAGTGCGCGGCGAGCGGGACTGTCAGGCGGCGAGTCGTCCGGGGGGTTCCTCTTTTCCCCCTCCCGCCCAGGACTCCCTCAGCTTGAGCCGGCTGCCGTGGCCACCGATCGGGGCTGCGTGAAAAGAGCGGCGCTGCGGGACGAGGGATCGCTCTTTTCGCGCTCGGCCCGCGAGACGCACGGAGTGTAGGCGCGCGGGTGGAGAGAGACGAAACTACAGGTATCCCAGGGGGTGCTCCAATGACAGACCGCTTCGAGCAGCCACCACTGACCGTGAGAGAGCGAGCCGCACTTCGGGCCCTAGGCTACATGATCGCCGAACCGGAGCGAGCCCGAGACGCTGGAGCCGTGGCTAGGTTCACTCCCGCCGTTCCAGCACCGGGGGCCGATCCCGAGGCTGATGTGTTGCTCGGTCGAACGCTCGATATGTTCCCCGAGCCCGAGCCGTCCAGGCGGATTGCGTTCCCCGGCGAAGAGGCGTAGCTTCGGGTTGTCCGGGCGCCCATCGGCGAATCTCGTGACCTATTCTCATCGCGCTCCTGGAGACGTGGCGACGTTGCTCGAAGGGCTTCGGCCCGCGGCAGATGCCGTGCGGCCGTGTCACGTCGCCGATCGGGTGCTCGGATGACCCGCCCCCTGTACGAGCTGGTGAACCTCGCGCTGATCGTCGTCTGCTTCGTCGTCTGGCTCGCCGGCTGCTGGCTCTTGGGCTGCTGCCGCGACCCAGATGACGACATCACCCCCGATGCCCGGCGGCAGTTTCTAAAGCGTCAGCCCTGGCGTCCGCCTTCGCCGCCAGCGCCGCGCATCACTGGTGTCGCGCCGCCGTTCGGGCTCCCGCGCCGGCCCCCGCTGCGGCCGGTCAAGATGCTGACGATCTCCCCGATCGTGCGTCAGCTCATGGACGAACAGGACGAGCAGCTGCGGAAGTGGATCGCCCGGACCTTCGGTCGATGACCGATCGCGCCGCCTGGATCGTGCGCTTCGCCGCGCGCGCCGACGAGCTGAAGGCGCGGGCCGTCCGCGCATCGAGCCGGGACTCGGACATGCTCCGGGTTCACGCGGTGAACGCGCACCGCCGGCTCCACGAGTTCCTCGGGACGCCGGCCGAGGACATCGAGCCCGAGTGGGCGATCCCTGGCCGTAGCCACCGCTGGAACCTGGCCAGCATGGCGAAGGCCAGGCGCAGGCTGGAAGTTCACGCGACGCCCGATCGCAAGCGCGCGCAACGGGACGCAGGCTTCGGCCGTGCGGACGAGGGCCCGGAGGCGGTCGAGCTATGACGCCCGCCGAGGCGCACGATCTCGCCGTGCTCCACCTCTTGGAGTGGCTCAAGGTCCGTCGCGTCTACATGGAGCCAACGGTCGGGCGCTTTGGCCAGATGATCTCGCGCGAGGAGTTCGCGCGCGTGCTCGCGCCCCACGTGCGCCCCGTGTCAGACGACCACGTATGACCAAACCCCTGCCGGCCTGGCTCAAACAGCAGCGCACGCGCGAGGACATCACCGCGCCCGAGGTCCTCTTCGTTGTGCCTGCCGACGACGGTGGTGATTGCACGTGCGGCCAGCCGGTCGAGCTGCATGTGCGCGTAAGCTACCATCGCCGCTACTCGCGAGGCCGAGGGACCCGCCGCTTTGCGCGCACCTATCGGCGCTGCCTCCCGTGCGGGGCGTTTCTTTGCGACAACTTCGACGGAGAACAGGCCAAGCCGTGGATGGCCCAGCGCGATCAACGACTGCGGGAGCGGGGCGCATGACGGTCACCAACTGCCGCTCCTGCGACGATCCGATTGTCTGGGTCGTGACCGAGAACGGGAAGCGAATGCCGGTCGATGCGGAGCCCGTGAGGGTACGCGCGGGCTTCACGCTGGATGAGCCCATCGGCGACGCGCCCCCCCTGGCGCGCTGGAAGCGATCCGACGACCGGGCTGAGCAGCTATACGTCAGCCATTTCTCGACCTGTCCGCAGGCTCGCGAGTGGCGATCGTGAGCCGCTACCACAACCTCGTCGTGCGGCGCCGCGCGCCCTTCGTCACCAACGTCGCGCGCGCCTCCGAGCTGATTACCGACCTAGTGGTGCTGCGCGAGCGGCTGTTCCGCGTGGGCCTGATTCAGACGGCGCAGGCGATGGAGGCCGCTGAACGCAAGGCCGGGTTCGAGCTGGCCGATCACCTGCAGCTCGTCGAGCGCAAGCTCAAGGGACGCCGATGATCGCCCCCGCCCCGCCGACCGGCCCCGCGGCCGATGTCCCGACCGCGGCCGCGAACCGGGCCGAGGCCTACCTGGCCTGGCGGGCGACCCAGGACGGGACGCTCGTCCTGCGCTGGCTCCTGGACCGCGCGCGCGAGCGGCTCGCCGCCGGTCGGCGTCGCATCTCGGTCAACGCCCTAGTCGAGGCCGCGCGCGTGGCCTTGGGCGTGCCGATCAACAACACCTACCGGGCCTGGCTGGCCGATGAGTTGGTCATGCGCGATCCGGGACTCCTAGGCGTGATCGAGCGCCGCCGCCGAGCCAAGCCAGGCCCCACACTCGAAAGCGAGACAGCCCATGTTGGAACGTGAGATCGGACGCGCGGAGGTCGACGAGCGGCCCACGATCGCGAATCAGCAGGCGCGTCTGGACGGCCAGCTCGACCGGATGCGGTCGAGCGTCTGCGATGCGCTCGAAACGCTCTGCCAGATCGCGGGCGGCGCCCAGCCCGCGAATCCCAGCAAGGCCCCCAGCGAGACGGGCGATCACATCGCGGGCGCCCTGTGTGCGCTGAACGATCGGCTCGAAACGCAGCTCGATCTCGCGGTCACGTCGATCGCCCGACTCCAGGTCTTGTTCGGCGCCGTGCCGGCGCCGACGACCCGGCCAGAGCTGCGGCGCGCATGAGCCTCCTCAAGGGCGTGACCCTACCGGGTCCGCTAGAGCCGCTGCGCCCCAAGCTAGAGCGGGCCTTCGACGTCGCCGTGTTCGCGCTCTGGCCCGAGGGCGTCGATCTCCAGGAGGCCGAGCAGCCCGCGGCGCTTGGGCGCGTGCTGATCGGCGCCCTGCACACCCACCTGGCTTCGGCGAAGATCGCCTATCTCTTCAAGGCCAAGATGGCCAAGCGCGGCCAGACCAAGCTCGGAGTCGCGAGCCACGCCACGGGCAAGCTCGCGTTTCTCTCCGGGATGGACTTCGTGATCGAGTTCAATCACGCGACCTGGCGGACGCTCACGCCCCAGGCCCGGCTCGCCCTGGTCGATCACGAGTTGACACACTGCGTCACCGACGAGGACGGCGAGTATACGCTGCGACTGCACGACGTCGAAGAGTTCGGCTCGATCATCCGGCGCTGGGGGCTGTGGACGCCGGACCTGGTGGGCTTCGGGCACGCGGTCCAGGCCGCCGAGCAGCGGGACTTCTTCGAGGTGCCGGAGCCGGCGCCCGCCGCATGACGCCGGCCGAGCGGGGGCACGTGATGAAGCCCTGGGGCGGGGTCGTCTGGGTGACGCTCGGGTTGCCGCGGAGCTACGCTTTCTTCGGACTCCAACTCGGCGACCTGCTCGTTCACGTCGCCCGCTGGCGCGTGTCGTGGTGCTGGCGCCAGACGTGGCACTTCTGGCCGAGGTTGCCGCCGTGGGTGCCATGACACGCCGCGGGCTGATCGCCGTGACCGAGCTGGACCCGCCGATTCCCTGGATTCGCCGCCGCGACGCCCTACTCGCGCGCCGGCTGAAGCACGTCGCCGTCGGGCCCTACTCAGATCCCTTTCGGATCGTGATCTCGCGCGGCGTTCGAGATGCGGATCGCGTCGAGGACTGGCTCGGCGAGCTGGGCTATAAGATCCAGCCTGGCAGTAGCCTCGACATCGGCCATCACGTGATCTGGCGCCGAGCTGTTGGGCCTCACCTCCCATGACTAGACTGCCGTTCGAGATCGTGCGCCCGCGTCTGGACCTGCTCCCGATCGAGCAGCTCGTCGCGTCGTATCGCCGCCGCGGGTACGCGCTCGTCCAGGTCGAGCTGCTCACCGACCAGGTCCGTTTCGCGCCCTGGTGGCTCGCCTGGCTCTACCGGCTGGTCCCGCGCTACTGGTGCTGGAACCCACCGAGCCCGCATGGGCCCTGGCTGGCACCCGGCATCGGCGCCGCGACCTGGCACGTAGGCTACGTGCGCTCGGCACAGTCTGATCGCCCCGAGAAGGGCGGCTATCTCACGGGCCGGGCGTTCGGGCGGTTCTGGAGCTGGCCGGCGCGGGGGGAAGCCTGATGCGCAAGCGCGCCCGACAGCTCATGCTGCTCGACCTGCGCGATCACGCCCTGATCTCGGAGACGCTCGGCTATCTCCAAGGGCTCGCGGCGGCCTTCGAGGCGCACCACGGCCCCGGTTACGAGCCGGTCGTAACGCCGGCCGCGGACGCCTACGCGCGACTCCTCGCGGCGCGCCTGCGGACGCTGCGTGCCGCCGCGTGGCCCGTCGATGACTAAGCGCCGAAAGTCCGCGGGAAAGTCCGCCCGGCGTGCTCGGAACCGCGGTCGTCCATTCGTGCGCGGCGATCCGCGCTCCGGCCGTGGGCCCAAGAAGGGCGCACCCAACGCCGGGCGGCCGACCAACGACTGGCTCGCGTTCCTGCGCGAGACGCGCGACAGCCCGAAGTGCCGTGCGATCATTCGGGCGATCCTCACGGGCCGGCGGGGATCGGTCGACAACTACCTGCGCGCGCTCGCCGACGTGAACAACCGGCTCGAAGGGCTGCCGACCCAGCCCGTGACGATCGACAAGCCGGTGCTCGTGGTTGGGACGCTCGACGACTGGGCGCGCGCCGCCAAAGGGGGAACGTGAGAGACCATTTCGACCGGCTCAAGTGCCCGGTGCCGGGCTGCCGGCGCTGGATCGCCGGCACGACGGGGCTCGACGAGATCACCAAGCTCCGCACGCACTACTGGCGCGCGCATCTGGCGCGGCTCGACACCAACGAGGCGCTGGAGCTACGGAGCCGGCTCGACGCGGAAGAGCGCGAGGCCGCGACGGCGATCTGCGATCCGGCGCTCCTCGCGGCCGTCAAGCGGGAGCGAGGTAAGCGATGACCGGGCCTCCGAGCGACGCGATCCTGGAGGGCCTCGACGGTCGGGTGTACGCGCTGGCCGTGGGCGTCGACCACCTACGTCGGCAGTACCATGAGCTGGTCCTCCAGCACGGCGATCTCGCCACGGCGCTCGTGGCGATCGCGGCGATGCTCGATACGCCTGTGCTCGGGATCGAGATGCGCCCCGACGTCGTGCCTGGCATCCTCGAAGCGGCACGCCGGCTACGAGGGCCGGCAACCGAGCCCGAGATCATCCCGGCCGAGGGCCTCGCGCTCGCCGCTCACGAGCTGCGGCTACGCCGGCTGGAGCAGGCGCTGAGCGATCTACTCGTCGAGCTGGGCGGCCGGGCCTCCAGTGCCTCGGACATTCGGAACCTGGCCGACCGGAGCGGCGCGATCACGTGGTTCCTGCACAAACTGCCCGAGGCGCCGACGCTCCAGTGCGGGCAGGTGGGGTGCGCCGCGCCGGCCGTGGCGCGCGTGTTCTGGCCAGGTCGAGCCCCGATGGGTGTGTGTGAGCCGCATCTCGCGCGGGCGCGCGAGGTCGCGCACGAAATGGGCTTCGCGCTGCACCACGAGCTGGTCGAGCGGTGAGCTGGAACGCTGGGGCCGGCCGGCCCAACTGGTTCCGCTGCTGGGCGTGCCGCCGAGGCAAGGTGCGCGGCGCGGACGAGCTGGGCGTGCGGCTCACCGGCCGCGTGCGATCGCGCCGCCGCA